AGAGAGGTCGAAAGGAATATATCGAACCTCAGCGACTTCACCTTTGGAATAAATGAAAGTATTCGGGGAATCACGATAAACAGAGTAGGTGTAGTTGGTAGGAAGTGGAGAAGTATAAGCATGAATCATACCGCCTTCAGTGGAGAAAGAGGCAGTGGATCTCAACTTAATACCAGCGGAACATACTCGGACACCCCAATTGGCCGGAACGAGAGGAGCGACCAATTGTGAGACTACGTCCAAATTGTTTTCGGTATGAGCAGGTTGGAGGTAGCCACCAATAGAACCGTCGTTCATCTTCATAAAAACACGACCAAAGCCAGACGCCGGGAGAACGAAACTCACGGTGTCAGTGTAAGTGGAACACTGGCTAACTGATCGATAAGCCGTAGGAATACGGACTTGCTTGAAAAGGAACGGGTCCTGCAGAGCGCGTGCCCAGCTAGCTTCAGCATGGTTTAGTCTGGGGGCGCCTGGATTAGGGAGACGAGCAACTTGGCCAAGATTAGCAAGGCCGCCACCGCGATTTCTATTGCGGTTAACTCGCACCCTTCTCCTATTTCTTCCTCTTGCTCGGCGCCGCCTACGCCTAGGTTGTCGGGACATGGGTTTCTCATTTGGCATTGAGATTAATTTTCCATGGGCGGGTGTGGGGGCAGGTAGAGGAAGAGGAGAATAAGATCTCCCAGCACCTTCAATCTCGGAGGAGTTCAACTCCTCTCTCAAAAGATCGTACTGGAAGATGAGATTGAACTCAGACTCAAGACGGCGATGTTGGGCAGCGATGTAGGACTTGTATGCCCAGTTGAATCGGAGTTCATCTGCGACTCGCTGAGTGAGGGCAAGCTTCGACGGTTTGAACCGGAGGGCGGCCCATTGTAAAGAAGTTGGGACATCAGCGAGTTGAAGGTACTGGAGGGTGGCGTACTCCTCGAGAGAGAGAGCACCGGTCTTGAGAGACCGAGTGGCTATACCGGAGTTGGCCACCTTGGACGGGATACGGTAAGCTTCAATAGTAAGCCCGTCAGACACCAAATGTTTAGAGAGGAAGGTGTGACCCTCTAGTTCGCCAACTTTGAAATCTTTGGCGAGCTGCCCGAGTCCGCGGCGACCCGAGCAATCAGTGGACATGATCTCCCGGAAAATTTCAGCATGAGTTTTGGGATTATCAGTCCAACCGAAAACGTCATCACCAGCACAAAAGACAAAACCTCTAACACCTGCACGCTCAAAAATGAACTCGTTGTAGAGAATGGAGCGGAGAGTGTTGAAGAGGGTGGTCCGAGTGGGGTGACCAGAGAAGACAGTGCCACGCATCATAAAGACATCACCAGTCTTAGTGTAGGCTTTAACCTTCATTTTAGACAAAGCCTTAATGACCTCGTCCCAGTAAATGCTGGGGATATCAGTGCGACTGAGGACGAGGTACCCGAATCTCCGAATAATTGCGTGATCAACGCAGTGGAGGAATTCAGGATGCTGGTGAGAGTCATGGCCACTCCCGTCATAGGAAAAGAAATTCGGAGAGGCCAGAGGGATACCGCGCTCATCGAGGGTGTCAGTGAGGTGCTCACCTAATTCCTGGAGATTAAGTCCGGAAACAAAAGAGGGAGTGACTCGCTTGACAGCTCTGATGAGAATGCGGGCGAAATAAGCACCGACAGCCTTCATCTCGGAGCTTGGGTTAAACAAACAACGAGGCCGAGGTTCTTTGGGCTTATCGGTGTGATGGACTTCATCGGTTTTGGAGAAATTTTCAAGAATGGTGGGAATTGTACCAGTCTCCAAAAACCGACTGTAACCTTCCATATAAATACGGCGTTTACCGGGGTCGGACTCTCGGATGAAGTCCTGGAAGGTGTAGTCCACATGATCAATAGCGACCTCGAGGAGGGCGCTG